GGAAAGGTGAATCCACACCCCATCGTTGAAAACATGTGTAGTTTCTCACATGTTCCGTCGGGAAACTGGACCTGACTCTCGCGAGTTAAGTTCAAAGCCTTAAATACGTTTGGTACATCACCTAAAAGGTAGCGTATCAATTCGTAATATAAGGTATCCGACGCATCACTAAGATCAATCGTAGCGGGCATCCACATTTCATCGTGGTGGCCACTATACATTGATCCTATCCTAGCAAGATCACGGTTGCGATCTGGCTGGGTTGCAATGTCATATCCAAGAAGCGCAAGAATACGCTCAAGGTCAATGCCAATACTTCTCTGAAGCATGGCACCACCATTCGAGGATATCACGATGGAGCGATCTGTCTCGGTTGTTTTCGGGACATTCGACCATTTCGCAGAGCTGTGAACATAGGGTAATCCGTGCGTGCTTGCACGCTGGGATTCAGCATTCAATGCTGTTTGACCCTGAATGGATATGTTCCACAGATAAACTGCACCCTCGGAAGGACAAGGCATAGCGCTTTCAAACGCTTTAGTGTAGAGGCTCAATCCATCAGAGCCAAGACACACACCTGGTCCTGTTACCATGTTGAGGGTGACCCTTCTAGGATCGGCATACGCCGAATCTAGACGAGCTAGCCATCCATACAACTTACGCCGCGACTCACCGAGTATTTCACGGTGGATCGGGCTAAGGTTGTGTAGAAGAACGCTAACTAAAGCGTTATGGAACCCACAAATGCGGTTCACATCCCTAAAGCGATCAAGAGCTGTGTTACAGCGATCGTCGCTTGAAGGGCTTCCAGGAAGCTTGTCCATATACTTCTTTCCAAAGGATTGAAGCATTGAACTAGCAGCAGCAGCACGATAATCGTCATCAGACGATATATAGGGTTTAAGCTCTGCATCGAGCAGACTCCTTAGCATCGTAAAGAGCACCTTTATCTCCTAGCCATATGGCTTTACACAGAGGTGAAGGGGCCTCACGGCTACGTGATCTTACTTCAAGAGACCCGTCATGGCCATGTCAAGCAAGCCTTGGGCATTCCCCGAAAGGAAGCCGATGGCAAACGAGAACAGAGCCTTCGAGTCCTCGATATCGTTCGCAGCTAACTCGAAACCAGCAGGCATGTTGAGGATGACCTCAATAGATGACTGAGTTTCGGTTAGCGCAAGAGCGGTACCGCCTTGGATGGTAACACCCTTGGCGAAGCGGATCTTGTAGCGGTTCACAGGTGGCGCAGGAATGAGCCCAGTAACCGCGTTAGCACGCGGAAGGGTTTTCAAAGACTGCGGACGCGATACGGTAGCAGTAAACGGTGAAGACGCACTATGCGTTTCAACGTTTGTCTGAGTACCGCCTAGAGCAGTGACCATGAAACGACGCGAATTTGCATCCGCGTTATCTTCAGTCATTGTATAGGTCGGGCTGGTCAAGCCCGAAATCGCAGCACCTGTAACAGGTGAGGTTGGATTTAATGACATTGCGCCTCCCGGCGTTCCGGTCATAGCCGGATATTAGAGTGAACGGCTATCACAGCCGTACGGATGATGCTATCTTTTGGACAGCAACGGCGAGCATATTAAGGTCCTGCACACTTCTCGAAGGAGAAGTAAAATGAAGTGTAGGAGGCTTAAGTGATGCTGGACCGCGCGACCAATAGAAGTATCGACTGATGGACATGGCAGAGTCGACATGGTACTTAACTGTTGCAGTGTCAGCACCTGGCCTGGATTGTTCGATCCAGGACTCGGTATGATCCTCAACAAATACAGTCCAAGGGTTTAGCAATGGAATTTCACCATATGTAAAACCTGTCAAAACATCGCCAAAGTTCGTGAAGTAATCCACGAGCCACGACCAAGGGACAATTTCCCATACAGCGGGCAGAACGTTTTCTGCTCGGAGGCCAAGGATTTGGCTAGGTGCAACGTTGGCATCTGGTATAACCAGTGTGCCCCCGTATTTAACCTTTGTATGGAACCTTTTCTTCTTGGTCACTGAAGTCGGAATCGAGCCGCTAAACCCGCCCGGAGGAAACGCCTGAGATATCGTGAATAACAGACTCACGATTCTTATGCGATCTTCC